CCGCCTAGAATCATCTAGGCGATCGCCATCCAAGCTTGATGCTGACGTGCTTGGGACGTCCTGAACGCTCCAAGTGCTTCTCATCTTGACTTACGGATGGCATCCGCAAGGAAGCCTCACGATTCAGAATTTCTGAATCGTAAGACGGGCTGGGCTCGTAACAGGGGAGTAAGTCAGTATCCACTCTGACAACCCCTGTTGGAAAACGAGACTCCAACCTGAGTAGGCACTTGAGGAGGGCACCAGACCCATCGAGCGGATCACTCGGTGGTTTGCCTTGCACAACATATCCCCGAACTAATGGGATATGCAAGGATGGGTCCCATTTGGATACATTTGGACAGTGATTGTCTAAATGCGTCCCAGTGGAGACCCTGCCCAACAGTGGGGAGTCTGGGCCGACGACTGGAAAATACTTAAGTATTCTCCATAGTCGGTTATCCAGCCACTCAACAGTACGATCGAAGCAACCGACTTCCGCCCGTTGGTTTCGAAGCGATACTGCCGAGATCACCTCACTAGCGTCAGCAATCGTGGTTGGAAGCATACGGCGGACACGGACGATGGAAACGTCCCTGCCGTCATAATACTCCTTCCCGCAAGACTCTCTGAACTTGCCAGTCCAGAAAGACTTGCTCAGACCAACTCGAGCACCGAAATGTTCGAGGGTTTGAACGATCGTACGCACCTGTCCAATGGGGACAATCAAATCATCCCCATAGACACGCACCGAACTAGAAAAGGATTTTATATCCTTTCTAGTTAATGACGTGTTGAGCGACTTCTGTATTCCTAGGAAGATGATGGTTGTAAAAACCATGGCTTCCATTGGAAAACAGAGTGCTGAACCCATCGACGCATACTTGGCTAGGCGTAAAACGCCATGACCAGGTACGTCAGCCTTACGGGAACGACAAGCATCGACAGCCTCTAGCAAATGAGGCCATCGGCGCAACATCGCCCGAACAAGCTGATTGGAGACACGATCAGACGCTTCACTCAAATCGAGTGTTGCCACCTGACCATCAATTGAGCCGCGACGAGCCATTCTCTGATTAGGAGTCTGGTCGTCGAAGCCAATCATCTTCTTAAGGAGTTCATCCCTTGAGAAGTGATCAAGGAAACATTGCAAAACTGCCTGCTGCATATACTGCATACAGGCAGGTTCAATTGCAATGATCCGAGGTGTCTTCATCGTTTTAGGCACTGAAACTACCCTAACGGGCGTTTCAGCACCGGGTTCGGAGAAGAAGTCCTTCTTCAGCTCCCCAATATAATTGAGGTTAGGAAGGAGGAACTCATGAGAGGGAAAGCACCTCTCGAGTCGGGTGGTCCAGGACCGCAGATTGTACTTTCCATTAGAGGAAAGGCGATCCGCGGTAGCTCCTGGTCCATGCTTGGGCAGGAGAGTCCCGTAACGGATATCACTATCCATTTTCGAGAAAATCCTACCGAAGAGCAGATTCGACATTCGATTGAACTCATCAAGAT